CTTACAAGTGACTTCAGGCGTTGTACAAGTAGCACAATGGTTAACTCATAACAGCACTAACGCCGCTCAAGCTTTTGGTCCAACTGGCGCTTTTGGTAGTAGTTCTGCAATCGGTAGAGCAGGTGGCGCAAATTATCATATAGGTGGTTCAGCAGTAGGTGATATGTGTATAGCAGCAGAGAGCAGTAAGCGTATGCTTTTTGGTACTTCTGCTTCAGGAAATCCCTCACTTAGAATGCTTATTGATTCATCAGGCAATGTTGGAATTGGAACAACTGCTCCAGGCTCATACTTCGGTGGGAGTAATAATCTAGTCGTTAAACAAGCAAGCGGTGAAGGCGGTATTACAGTGGTTACAGCCGATAATACTACAGGGTACTTACTGTTTGCAGATGGAACTTCAGGAAATGCTGCATATCGAGGTCAGGTTGCTTACTCACACAGTTCAGATGTTTTAAATTTAGTTTCATCAGGTACTATGGGTTTCAAAACTGATACTAGCAGAGTTACTAAAGCGACCATTAATACTACAGGTCATTTAACATTTAATCCTGTTAGTGCTTTCTCTGGATTAAACAATAGTCTTTTAGGAAGTTCAAACGGGTACATGTACGCAATGGGTGGAACAGCAGGACTATACTTAGGAGATAACTCAGCTCTTGCTAATGCGATTGGTATAAGAGATGCTAACTATATTGACTTTACTACTAGTGGTCAAAACACTTTAAAATTTGACTTAGATGGTATACATTTTCAAAGAGCTGATGGTCAATCAATAACTGCAAAAGAATCAATTATAATGGAAATTGATGAAGATAATAATAGCGCATCTAGAGTATTTCAAGTTAGAGATGGAAGTGGAAGTGTATTATTAAATGTGCATGATGATTATAGAACAGAAGTTGGTACCTTACAATATGGGACTACAACAGGCGCAGGGTCTACTCAATCAAATGGATTAGGAGCAGCTGCAAATGATTGGGTTGATATTGCATCAATTCCTTATGGAAGAAATGTTGGTACAATATTTTTCTGGTGGGATGGAGTGTATTCACCTTCAAGTTCACATCATGGTATGATGGAATTTGAACTTGCTTCTCACTATGGTACTTCTTATTTTTATGGTTGGGACACACAACTCACACTTACAAGAAGCACTGCTCATAATAGTTTTTATATCAAAGAAGCTAGGATTATTACACCTGGTGGTTCAGGAGCAACTGGATATTTTCAAGTAAAATTTGGTGCAGCAACTGGAACACAGGGCACTTTAAGAGTTGGCATGAAATCACGAGAAGAGTCATGTTCTATAACACCAATGACACCTGCTGTTAATAATAGCAGAAGTGGAACAACACTTGCGTTTTTAGAAATGCAGGCTGACGAATGGTCTGGAAAGACTGGAAGAGTCGGTCATGCTTTTTCTAAAGATGTTTCAATGAAAGGAAGTTTAAGAGTAGATGGCCAACCGGGTTGTTCTATAAGAGGTACTGGAGCGTGGCTAAGTCTGACTGGAGCTTCTTGGAATAACTTTATACAAACACCACATGTAATATATAATAGTGGCTCTTGGAATAATACTAATAAAAGATTTACAGCGCCGTGTAGTGGTAGGTATCTCGTAACACAAAGTGTTTATGGAAGATGGAATGGTAGTAAAACTCTAGGTGCTGGATATCTTCATGTTGGATTTTTTATAAATGGTACTTCGAGTGCTTCGAATTTCGGTGGTTCTTTTCCGTATCTGATTCATGGTTATTCTGATACTGGGTCTACTCCTTATTATAACGGACCAGCCCAAACGTATATAGTAAATTTATCCATGGGCGATTATATTACGCCAGCCTGTTACGCGCATGGAAACAGTAACGAAAGTTACGAACAATATAGATATTTTCACGTACAATTACTATCATAGGAGAAAAAAAAGATGGCAGATTATACAATAACATACACAGATTCAGAAGTAAAACTTCTTGAATGTCACGCACTGGATATAGACGAGTGGTTAACTAATTTTGGCCAAGCAACAGCAGATAGATTATACGCTGATATGTTACCAAGATTAGTAGAGCATTGTAATGTAAACAGCTTAACACTGGCAACAGGAAGAGATGCTCAAATTACACAAGCTCTTGACTTAGGCTTAATTACAAAGTTAACCTCGGCCGATGCTCCTTCAGCTGGAGACTAAATTGGAAGGATAAACTCTTATAAATAGATTATAATAGGAATAAATAATGGCAAAACCAAATTCAAAAACTACATTTATAGATTACTGCTTAAGAAGTTTGGGCGCGCCTGTAATAGAAATCAATGTTGATGATGACCAAATAGATGATAGAGTAGACGAAGCTCTTCAATTCTATCAATTTTACCATGCTGATTCTATTGAAAAAATGCATTTAAAGCATAAAGTAACTAATTCAGAATTAACATTAACAGGTGCAGTTGCTGGTAATTTCTCAGTAGGAGAAAAGATTACTGGTTCAAATTCTGGAGCAATTGCTACAATTAAAACAGCAACTGGAAATAAGATTACATACAGCGCTTTAAAAGATTCAAACACGCCATTTAGTACTGAAACAATAACTGGTGAATCATCAGGTGCAACAGCTGTGATAGCATCTATTGCAAAGGGTGATATCGAAAACGGATACATTACTTTAAATGATTTAGTAAGAGATGTTATAAGAGTTATGCCTATAAGAGATACAGTATCATCAACTGATATGTTTGATATAAGATATCAAATTCATTTAAATGATATACATTCAGTTGGATTCATGGGTAGTCTTACTGATTATGTAATGTCACAACAGTTTTTATCGCTTTTAGACCAAGTTATAGATTCAGACGAAAAACATATTAACTTTGAAAGACATAAAAACCAATTACGTATTGATATGGATTGGGATAATGAAGTTGAAGTTGATGATTATATTGTTATTGAATGCTATAGAGTAATAGACCCTGATACATATACAGATGTATATAATGATTATTTCTTAAAAAGATATGCAACAGCATTAATCAAAAGACAATGGGGTACAAACTTAATCAAGTTCGAGGGTATGGTAATGCCAGGTGGCGTAACATTTAATGGACGTCAAATATTTGATGATGCAAACGAAGAAATTACAAGATTAGAGGAAGAAGCTAGATTGAACTGGGAACAGCCAGTCGACTTCATGACAGGATAAACCATGCCGAGAAACGTATACTTTTCTCAGGCCGTCAAAAGTGAACAACACTTATATGAAGACCTGATAATAGAATCCTTAGGAATATATGGACAAGATGTTTATTACATTCCACGTACAATAGTAAATAGAGACAGTGTTTTAAATGATGACCCTGCGTCAACATTTGATGATGCTTACCTTATGGAAATGTATATTGATAATCCAGAAGGCTTTGATGGTGCTGGTGATTTATATAGTAAGTTTGGCTTAGATATAAAAGATGAAGCTACATTTATAGTATCGCGTAGAAGATGGGATGATAAAGTTGGTACTTTTTCTGCTAATGTAGAAAATCCAAGACCAATGGAAGGAGATTTAATCTTCTTACCAATGACAAATAATTTCTTTGAAATTAGTTTTGTTGAAGACGAACAACCATTTTATCAATTATCAAACTTACCAGTCTATACTATGAAGTGTTCATTGTTTGAATACAATGACGAAGATTTCGAAACTGGTATTGTAGATATAGATGACACAGTATCTGTAGAAGGATATCAATTGCCAATAGATGTAACTATTTCTGGTGGAACACATTTCGAAGTTGGTGAAATTGTAAGACAAACTGTAGATTCAAGTGTCACACCTAATGTAATTGTATTTGGCGAAGTTCAACAAAGAACTAAATCATCAGACATATTAAGTAAAATATGGGTATCTAATATTGGAACAACAGGTTCAACAGATGCTAAATCATTTACTCAAGGCGGAACAATAACAGGAGATACATCAACTTATAGTGGTATTATTGCTAAAGTATATAGCGATGTCACAGATATCACAGGCAACTCTTGGTCAACAGATGAACAAGCTCAAAACGTAGAATTTGAAATAGATGCAGATGGATTTATTGATTTCTCAGAATCAAATCCATTTGGCGACCCATCGGAGACTTACTAATGTTTGGAGACCATTTCTATCATTCAACAATGAGAAAATCAGTGGCTGTATTTGGTACACTATTTAATAATATTCAAGTAGTAAGAAAAAAAGCTGATGGCAGTACTATAAACCAGATAAGAGTTCCTCTTGCTTATGGTCCTAAAGAAAAATATTTAGCTCGTATCGATAGCAGCGCTACTTCATCGATGGGCATTAAATTACCAAGAATGGCGTTTGATATAACAGGTATTACATTAGACACTACTCAAAAAATGGCTAAGAGAAATATCATATCGGAAACACATGGGTCAGATATTACTAAAAAGAAAACAATAAAGCATTATACTTCTTATGATATTGGTATGTCATTATATATTTTAGCTAAAAATCAAGATGATGGACTACAAATTGTTGAACAAATATTGCCGTATTTTCAACCAGAATATAATGTTACCATTACACCAGTTGAAGGATTTAATTATAAACAAGATGTTTCTGTTATACTTGGCGGTATTAGTATTGATGACCAATACGAGGGAGACTTTACTGAAAGAAGAGTACTTACTTATCAATTAGATTTTACAATGAAAATGAAATTCTTTGGGCCAACAGCTGACCAAAAAATTATACGTGAAGTTAATTTAGACTTCCATGAAAAAGATAATGTCAGCAGAACGTTCGAGGAAATGGACTTTACTGTTGGTGGTTCAGATACTGCAGATAGTTTTACAGTAACTGAAACTAAAACTGAAGGTGGATAATGGATAAAAAAGAAAAGATGGCTGCAAATCTACAAAAGAATTTGCCAGCTACTAAAAATAGACCTATCAAAATAGATAAAGATATTAAAGATGATTATGAGTTTTCGCGTAAAACTTATAAAGACTTAATATATACTGGTACTCGTTCAATGGATGTACTTGCTGAATTAGCAAGAGAATCTGAACATCCAAGAGCGTTTGAAGTACTTGCTCAAACAATAAAAAATATCGGTGATACTACTGAAAAGCTTATGTCTTTACAAAAGAAAAAGAAAGATTTAACAGCTGATGAAACTGAGAAACAAAAAAATGTGACGAATAATAATATGTTTGTAGGTAGTACAACAGACTTACAAAGACTTTTATTAGATAGAGATAATGTGATTGATGCAAAAGTTAAAGAATAATGAGTTTGGTTATCTAGGCAATCCGTCTGTAAAAAGAGATGGTGTTGAAACTGAATTTACAAAAGATGACATTCTAGAATATCAAAGATGTATGAGAGACCCAGCATATTTTGCTAGGACATATATTAAAATTATAAATCTAGACGAAGGATTAGTTCCATTTAATTTATATCCTTATCAAGAAAACATGTTTAAACATTTTAATGATAATAGATTTAGTATAGTATTAGCATGTAGACAAAGTGGTAAATCAATATCTTCAGTTGTATATCTCTTATGGTATGCAGTGTTTCATCCAGAAAAAACAATTGCAATATTAGCAAATAAAGGAGCAGTTGCAAGAGAAATGCTCGCGCGTATCACGCTAGCGTTAGAAAATTTACCATTCTTTTTACAGCCAGGATGTAAGGCTTTAAATAAAGGTAGTATAGAATTTAGTAATAATAGTAAGATAATAGCTTCAGCTACTTCTGGTAGTTCAATAAGAGGTTTATCTATTAACTTACTATTCCTTGATGAGTTTGCATTTGTAGAAAATGACGCACAATTTTATACATCAACTTATCCTGTAGTATCTGCTGGTAAAGATACTCAGATTATTATTACATCTACAGCAAATGGAATAGGTAATATATACCATAAACTATGGGAAGGTGCAGTACAAAAAACAAATGAGTTTAAACCGTTTAGAGTAGATTGGTGGGATGTTCCAGGAAGAGATGATAAATGGAAAGAAACTACTGTATCTAATACTTCTGAGTTACAGTTCGAACAAGAGTTTGGTAATACCTTTCATGGAAGAGGCAATACATTAATTAGTGCTAATCATTTATTAGCTCAAGTAAGTGTTGACCCAGAGTTTTTTAAAGAAAACGTTTACATATATAAACAGCCAATTGAAGGCCACGAGTATGTAATGACTGTTGATGTATCTAAAGGCAGAAATCAAGATTATAGTACATTTACAATAATTGATGTAAGTGAACAGCCATTTGAACAGGTTGCAGTATTTAGAGATAACAATATATCTCCAATGCTATTGCCAGATATTATATACAAGTACGCAAATACATATAATGAAGCTTATGTAGTTGTTGAAAGTAATGACCAAGGTGGAGTTGTTTGTAATGGTTTATATTATGATTTAGAATACGAAAACATGTTTGTAGAATCAAGTATTAAAGCAAATGCTCTTGGTGCTACTATGACTCGAAGAGTTAAACGTATTGGTTGTTCAAGCATAAAAGACTTAATAGAACAAGGTAAGCTTAAAATAAATGATGCTAATACAATAGTTGAAATGAGTACCTTTGTAAGTAAAGGAAATAGTTACATGGCCCAAGCTCCAAATCATGACGATTTAATGATGAACTTAGTTCTTTTTGCTTGGTTTACTACAACTGATGTATTTCAAGCTTTGACAAATATTGATATGAAAGATATGTTATATAGAGAAAGGTTGGCTGCAATACAAGACGATATGTTACCATTTGGTTTTCTTGAGAGTGGGAACTACGAAAAGGATAAATATACTAAAGACGATGATGGAAACATTTGGTTCGAACAAGAATGGACAGGAAATGCAAAATTTTAACGAATTTACAGCTGAAAAAACAGTAATAACAGAGGAAGAGAAAAGTTATAGGTATGTATATCTATGGTACGATGACCCTGAAGACCCTGATGACCCAGAAGCTACTGCAGATGATTTTATAAAAGAAGGAGATTCTGTAGGTTTAAAGGGATTTAAAGTTGATGTACAAGGTGCTTATTCTGATTTAGAAGATGGAGTAAGGTATATCTACGATGGTATGACTGATAAAAAAGAAAGAAAGTTTAGAATAGATGAAAACACACTAGTATTTGTAAGAGCTCCAGTTACTAAAAGAAAAGCTTGGTCAGACTTTTTAACTCAGTTAGAAAGAGCTGGTGTTGTATGTGTTAACACTCGTGCATGTATGGAGATAACATCTGATAAATATAGAACAAGTTTATATCTTGCTGAAGCAGAACTAGCTCAGCCTAAAACAGTTTTAGTTCATCATCCAGAAAAAGCAATACCTGCTATGGAAAGACTTGGTGCTAAATATCCAGTTATTCTTAAAACACTTACAGGTTCATTAGGCATTGGTGTTATTAAAGTAGATTCAGAAAGTTCATTGCATTCAACTGTACAGTTATTATATAAACTAGACCCAAACATGGGTGTATTACTACAAGAAATGATTAAAGACTTTACATTTGATATACGTGCTCATGTTATCGGTGGTAAATTCCATGGAGCAATTAAAAGACCTGTAGTAGCAAAAGACTTTAGAAGTAATGTATCACTTGGTTCTAAGCCTGCTCCTATAGAGCTAACTGATTTAGAAATAGAACATGTTGAAAAAGCAGCTAAAGCTGTTGATGGATTATGGGTAGGTGTAGATATATTCCCATCTAAAGATAGAAATAAAATACCACCAATGTTTATTGAGATTAATTCAACACCAGGCACAAAAGGATATAGAAAAGCTACTGGAGAAAACCTAGCTAAAAATATCTTAATAAAATTTAAAAATAGGGATTATTGGCTCAAACCTAATACATATAAATCAATGTTTGAAGATAAAATACAAGCAGACAGTATGGAGTTTGAGGGAGATGTTGTAAAATGGTCTAAAGACGGTATACAATATGAACATGATATAATTGGTATATCAGATAAAAATCCTATAATAGAATATAATTCTATCGAAGTTGAGTTGCTTCGTTAGAAAACAAATTGTTATAAATAAGTATGTATTGAATATTCTTATTATGACACATATTAACTAACTCAAATAGAGGACAAAGCGATGGCATTTCAAGTATCACCAGGCGTCGAGGTAAAAGAAATTGACGCAACGAATGTAGTTCCAGCCGTATCAACCAGCATTGGTGGATTCGCAGGCGCATTCAACTGGGGTCCAGTGGAGCAAATAGTAACAGTAGGTTCTGAACAAGAACTTGCAGCGACTTTTGGAGCTCCAGACGATTCCACAGCTAAACACTTCTTAGTAGCAGCATCTTTCTTAAAGTATGGTAATGCACTAAAAGTGGTTCGAGTAGCTTCCGGTCATAAGAACGCGACCGCACAAGGTACAGGACAGCTGATAAAAAATGATGAAGATTATGCGAATAATTATGGAGCGGGTCAGCTAAATTTGGGGTTATGGGCAGCTAAACATCCAGGCGTACTGGGTAATAGCTTAAAGGTATCAATGGTTTCAGCAGGAAGTTCACCGTTTAGCGGATGGGCTTATGCTAGTAATTTTGATGCTGCACCAGGTACATCTACATCAGCAGCTGCAGTCGGCGTTTCAAACGACGAATTGCATATTGCAGTTATAGATGAAGACGGAGCTATCTCCGGAACAGCTGGGACAGTATTAGAAACATTTGGGTTTGTATCACAAGCTTCAGATGCTAAAAAAGACGATGGTACCTCTCTTTATTACGTTGATGTTATTACTACTCAATCTAACTATATTCGTTGGATTGACCATGATAGCACTAACTTAGATGAAGCCGGATTTACCCTAGCAGCAGCGAAAGCAGCCAACACAGATAGTGAAGGTGCTAACCAATTTAAGTCTCATAGCTCAGCAATTGAACATTCACTAACAGGTGGATTAGACGATAACGCACCAACAGTTGGAGAAATAGCAGCAGGATTCGATCTTTTATCCGATGCAGAAACTGTAGATGTTAACTTACTTTTTGCAGCAGCAGACGCCGATGGCGCTGAAGCAATTGCAGAAGATTTAATATCAATAGTAAATGCAAGGAAAGATTGTATGGCATTTATATCTCCACCACTAGAAGACACTGTTAACAATGCTACTCCAGCAGCAAGTGTAAAAGCTTTTGCTGATGGTTTAACATCAACATCTTATGCTTCATGTGATTCAACAGCATTATATGTATATGACAAATATAACGACAAATACAGATATATAGCTGCTTCAGGACACATGGCAGGACTTTGCGCAAATACTGATTCAGTAGCTGATGCATGGTTCTCACCAGCAGGTGTAAACAGGGGTCAACTTTTAGGAGTAACTAAATTAGCATTTAATCCTAAGAAAGCAGACAGAGATTCTTTATATAAAGCAAGAGTCAATCCTATAGTATCATTACCTGGACAAGGTACTTTACTATTTGGAGACAAAACTTTATTAAGTAGACCTTCAGCATTCGATAGAATAAATGTACGTAGACTCTTTATCGCATTAGAAAAAGCGGTTAGCACAGCAGCTAAAGCGCAACTATTCGAATTTAACGACGAATTTACAAGAGCACAGTTCAGAAACTTAGTTGAACCGTTCTTAAGAGACGTCAAAGGTAGACGTGGACTTTCAGACTTTTCAGTAGTTTGTGATACCACTAACAACACTAGCTCAGTAATTGATGGTAATAAATTTGTAGCTGATATCTTTATCAAGCCTGCAAGAAGTATTAACTTTATAACATTGAGCTTCGTAGCAACTAGGTCCGGAGTAGAATTCTCCGAGATCTCAGGTTCATAGGAGATAAGACATGGCAATATTAGGCGTAGACGATTTTAAATCAAAATTAGTAGGCGGTGGAGCAAGGTCTAACCTTTTCAAGGTGACTATGAACTATCCAAGTTATGCACAAGGCGATGTTGAACAAACATCTTTCATGTGTAAAACGGCTCAAATGCCTGCATCAATTATAGCACCTATCCCTGTATTATTCAGAGGTAGAACATTGCAAATAGCTGGTGATAGAACATTCGACCCTTGGACAATTACTGTAATCAACGATGTTGATTTCACAGTTCGTAACGCTATGGAACGTTGGATGAATGGTATTAATGGACATAACGAAAACACAGGATTATCTAATCCTACTGACTATCAATCAGACGCAATTGTTGAACAATTGAATAAGGCTGGAGAAGTTACAAAGAAATATGACTTTAGAGGTCTATTTCCAACTAACATTTCTGAGATAGAAGTAAGTTATGATTCAGAAAATACTATAGAAGAGTTCACTGTTGAATTCCAGGTTCAATACTGGGAATCAGACACTACTTCGTAGGTATATAAATAATATTAAACGAGGGGATTTAATGTCCCCTCCGATAATATTGAGGTAAATGTATGGCTGAATTATTTGGCTTTGAAATAAATAGAAAGAGTTCTAAAGTAAAAGAACTACCTTCATTCGTTCCTAAGACGGACGAGGATGGCTCGGGTGTAATTCAAGCGGGCGGTCATTTTGGCGCTTACATCGATATGGATGGCGACAAGTTCAAAAATGAAGTCGACTTGATACTAAAATACAGAGATATAGCATCACAACCAGAATGCGATGCCGCTGTTGAGGATATAATAAATGAATCAATAGTAGGTAATAATGATGAAGCTCCAGTTAATTTAGTATTAGATGAATTAGATATATCAGATAAAATGAAAGAGGCTGTTAAATTTGAATTTGATACAGTCCTTAAATTGTTAAACTTTAACGCGTATGCTCATGATATATATCGTAAATGGTATATTGATGGAAGGCTACCGTATCATATTATAATAGATAAAAGCTCGCCTAAAAAAGGTATTCAAGAACTGCGATATATCGACCCTACCAAATTAAGAAAGGTAAAAGAGGTTGAAGAAAAGCAGGACCCTAAAACAGGTGCTAAGATTATAGAGAAAAGCGATGAATTCTTTTTATTCCAAGACAAGTTAATGTCTGGAGCAGAACAAGGATTGAAAATATATCCTGATGCAATTGCATACTGTACATCTGGTCAAATGGACCCAGGTAGAAAAAGAATATTATCGTATTTACATAAAGCTTTAAAACCAGTGAATCAACTGAGAATGATGGAAGATTCACTAGTTATATACAGAATATCACGTGCCCCAGAACGTAGGATATTTTATATTGATGTTGGTAATTTACCTAAAGGTAAAGCCGAGGAATACTTAAGAGGTATCATGAATCAATATAGAAATAAGTTGGTATATGACGCATCGACTGGTGATATCAAAGACGATAAAAAACATATGAGTATGTTAGAAGACTTTTTCCTACCAAGAAGAGAAGGTGGAAGAGGTACTGAAATCACCACGCTACCAGGCGGCGAAAACTTAGGACAAATAGATGATATTATATACTTCCAAAAGAAATTATATAAGTCACTTAATGTTCCAGTTAATAGATTAGAACAAGAGGCTCAGTTTACACTAGGTAGAAGTAGTGAAATAACAAGAGATGAAGTAAAGTTTAAGAAGTTCATAGACAGATTAAGAAAAAGATTTTCTGATTTGTTTATGCAGTTATTAAAAACTCAATTATTACTCAAAGGTATTATTACTGAGAGCGATTGGAAAGATTGGAAAGAAAGTATTGCCTTTGACTATATTGAAGATAACTACTTTTCTGAACTTAAACAATCAGAAATGTTGAGAGAAAGATTTGAAATGTTAGGAAACTTAGATGAATATGTAGGTAAATACATTTCTAATGAATGGATACGTAAAAACGTATTACGTCAGACTGATGATGAAATTGAAGAAATTCAAAAACAAATCGATCAAGAGACTAAAGATGGAGATAACGATGCTCCTGATGGAGACGACCCTCGTTGGGACGGATAATTTTATAAATATATAAACAAGGATAAACAAATGAATGTAAATGAATTGATTAAGAATCTACAAGATGGAGATAACGTTTCAGCAAATAGACAGTTTAATACTGTAATGGCTGACAAAATGACAGCTGCTCTTGATGCTAAGAAAATAGAAATTGCATCAGGAATGATTCAGCGTAAAACTTCAGAAGAAGAAGTTTCTGCAGTAGCTGAAGAACAAACAACTGAAGAGGAGTAATATCCTCTAATACTAGGTATTTAAATGAAATTAATAACAGAGTACGTAGAACAAAATATAGAAACGATTTGTGAACAAAAGAAAGATGGTAGTAAAGACTATTTCATCGAAGGTGTGTTCATGCAATCGAATAAAAAGAACAGAAACGGTCGTATTTACGAAAAAGCTTCATTAGAAAAAGCTGTAGAAAAATACGTCGTTGAACAAGTTAAGCAAGGAAGAGCTGTTGGAGAGTTAAATCATCCAGAAGGACCAACAGTAAACCTTGACAAAGTTTCACACAAAATCACTGATTTGCATTGGCAAGGAAATGATGTTGTAGGAAAGGCATCAATATTAAAGACACCTATGGGAAAAATAGTCGAAGGACTACTCGAAGGTGGAGTTAAGCTTGGTGTTTCAAGTCGTGGTATGGGAAGTCTTGTACAGAAGAATGGCGCTAGTTACGTGGGGGACGACTTTATGTTGGCCACAGTAGATATCGTTCAAGACCCAAGCGCTCCAAGTGCATTTGTAAATGGAGTGATGGAAGGTGTTGAATGGGTATGGGATAACGGCCTTATTCGTCAACAAGATATTGAAGCAATTGAGACTGAAATTAAACGCGCTCCTCGCAAGGATTTGCAAGAAGCTGAAATAAGAGCGTTTAAAAATTTCCTCTCTAAATTAAATCTAAAATAGGAGAAAACTATTATGTCAGACGACAGAAATCAGTCAGAAGAAGTAGTAGAATCTGTTGAAGAAGAGCAAGTAGATGCTCTCGTTGAAAATGAAATTTTAGACGAGGAATCTCTTGAAGAAACTTATGGCAAAGGCAAGAAAAAAGTCAATGCTATGAAATATAACTCTAAAGAAGAACCAGTAGAAGAAGAGGAAGAAGAAGACGAAGAGGAAGTCAAAGAAGACGCACCTGCAGTCGAAATTCCAAAAACTAAAGCTGGAGTTATTCAAGCAACAGTTGATATGCTTAAGAAGGCTAAATCAGAAGACGCAAAAAAACTTTATTCAAAGTTAGTGACTATTGATAGTGAACCTGAATCAATTAAATCAGAAAAAGATGCAGAAAAAGCTGTATCAGGCAAAATGCCAGAACCTAAAGCAAAAGCTAAGGTTGAGGCTATTGACTTTTCAGATGACATTGATGCAATCATTAAAGAAGAAGCAACTTTATCTGAAGGATTCCGCGGAAAAGCATCTGCAATATTCGAAGCAGTACTTACTAGTAAGTTAAGCGAAGAAGTTGACAGGCTTGAAGCAGAATATGCGCAAAATTTAGAAGAAGAAGTTAGCGAAGTTCATTCTTCACTAGTAGAAAAGGTAGATTCATACCTTAACTATGTAGTTGAAGGTTGGATGGAAGATAACGAACTCCAAGTACAAGAAGGTCTTAGGACTGAAATTGCTGAAGAGTTTATGACTTCACTACAATCAGTGTTCAAAGAACACTACATCGAAGTACCAGAAGGTAAAGAAGACCTCGTTGATGACCTTAGCGAACAAGTTTCTGAATTAGAAAGTACTTTAAACAAAACCACAGATGATAATATCGAATTACATGCTAAAGTTCAAGACTTTGAAAAACAAGCTGTAGTAAGAGAACAATCATTAGGGCTTGCTGATACTGAAGCTGAGAAATTAGCATCATTAGTAGAAGATATCGATTTTGATAGCAAAGAAACTTTCGAAATGAAAGTTAAAACTGTTAAAGAATCATACTTCAAAAATGAAACTAACGAAACAGTTGATGAGGTTGACAGTTTATTAGGAGATGGAGCAGTCGAATCAGACGTTTCAGATGCTATGAGCAGATACTCAGCAGCTATAACAAACTTTAATAATTAAGGAAAACAAAAATGTTTAATGCAGATAAAAACTTAATGGAAAAATGGAGTTCAGTTCTCGACCACGAGTCAGTCTCCCCTATCCAGGATAACTACAAGAAAGCTGTCACAGCTAGATTGTTAGAAAACCAAGAAGTTGCCTTACAAGAAGAAAGAGTTCAAGCACAAGGAAATTATATTTCTGAAGCAGCAGCTGCCAATAATATTGGTGCTGGTAGTATTGGTTCATTTGACCCAGTATTAATCTCTCTCGTACGTAGAGCAATGCCAAACCTTATTGCTTATGATATCGCTGGCGTTCAGCCAATGAGTGGACCAACAGGTCTTATCTTTGCAATGAAATCAAAATACTCAACTCAGGGCGGAACAGAGGCTTTATTTAATGAAGCTGATACTGACTTCTCTGGAACAGGTACACATCAAGCTGAACCAACAGGTTTAGGTGGTGCAACAGACGCAGATACAGACGGAAGTATTGCTGATACCGCTGCTGGCGATATCACTAACACATTCGGTACTGGTCTTGCTACATCAGCGGCAGAAAGATTAGGAGTTGGCGAGTCCGGCGACGGTTCTTTCGGTGAGATGGCTTTTTCAATTGAGAAATCAACTGTCACAGCTAAATCAAGAGCTTTAAAAGCTGAATACACAATGGAATTAGCACAAGACCTTAAAGCAGTTCATGGATTGGACGCTGAAGGCGAACTTGCTAATATCCTATCAGCTGAAATATTGGCTGAAATCAACAGAGAAGTTGTTAGAACAATTTTAACAAAAGCTAAAATTGGTGCTTTACAAACTTCTACTGCTGTAAGTGGTATTTTTGATGTTAACACAGACTCAGACGGAAGATGGATGGTAGAGAGATTTAAAGGTCTCATCATGCAGATTGAAAGAGAATGTAATGTTATCGCTAAAGAAACAAGACGTGGAAAAGGTAATTTCATTATCTGTTCTTCAGACGTTGCTTCAGCTTTAGCAGCTGCTGGAATGTTGGATTATACTCCAGCTTTATCAGCTAACTTAAATGTTGATGACACAGGTAATACTTTTGCTGGTGTTCTTAACGGAAGAGTTAAAGTCTATATCGACCCTTATGCAACTATTGACTTTGTATGTGTAGGTTATAGAGGAACAAACCCGTATGACGCAGGTATGTTCTACTGTCCTTACGTACCATTAACAATGGTTAAAGCAGTTGGTGAGAATGACTTCCAACCTAGAATGGGATTCAAAACAAGATACGGTATGGTTGCAAATCCATTCGTAGCTGCTGACGGCACCGGTACAGACCGTGCTAACCAGTACTTCAGAATCTTCAGAGTTGACGACATTATGGTGTAAACCGTAGTTAGTTAAATCTAATTCGACTAAAGGGTTTCTTCGGAGACCCTTTTTTTATGTGTATATATAATAGGTACACTAAAGTACAGACACATACACACAGGAGAAAAATATGTCAAACGGAAAATCAGGCTTTGAAATAAGAGCCGACTTACTACACCAAGCTCAAGGTTTATTAGAGCAAAACATCCAGAGAAAAGTCGATGCAATTTATATGCATAACGATAATCATCCAGATGATAAGAAACCTTTACCAGCCGCTTCAATTAGCGCAGGCGATGTGATAGCAATTGCTGGTGAATTAAACGAATTTGTTAATAGTAAGTAATAAACTCGTATAAATAGATATATGGCAACTTTAACTACAAACAAGAATTTTTTGAGTCCAGTAGGATTTCAATTTAAAATTTCCAGCAACCTTTATCCTAATCTAGAATATTTTGCTGTTGCAGCTACGTTGCCAGGTCTTAATATGACACAGGCAGAACAGAGTTATCGTGGTGTTAACTTATCGTTTACTGGAGATAGACTTCAGTTTGATGATTTATCGCTACGTATTAATATAACTGAAAACCTTGATAACTATATTGAGACATTTGATTGGATGCATAAGTTAGTTCAGCAAAAAGACGCTGAAGACTTAAAAGTAGACGCAACTCTTCTTATACTTACATCACACAATAATGTAGTAAAGGAAGTAGAGTTTAAAGGAGTATTCCCAACAAGCATGGAACCTATACAATTTGACGCACAAGCAGAAAGCGTTGAGTTTGTACAAATGGAAGTCAGCTTTGGTTATACTTACTTTGAATTTAAATAAACGTTTACAAAAGCATAAAAGTATGGTATAATATAATAGTATGAATAATTTGCAACAAATATTAGAAATGTGGAAGACAGACTCGGTAATAGATGAAATGAATCTAGACGAAACATCGAGAGATTCCGCTAAACTCCACGGTAAATACCTAGAACTTCTTTCAGTAAATCGTATGAAGCTCAAAAAAGCTGAACTTGAATTTAAAGTTATACTTAAAGACAAGTGGCTGCACCTTAACGGTAAAATGAGTAAAGTCGAGATTGACGAAAAAGGTTGGGACTATGACCCACTTAATGGAATAACTGTATTAAAAGGAGACATGGATTATTACTATAATGCTGACCCTGTAATACAAGAACATCAAGCAAAGATACATTACCTCGAAGAAGTTTGCAGTACTTTAAAAGAGATATTAGAAAACGTTAAATGGCGACATCAAAATATAAAGAATATGATTGAATGGAGAAAGTTTACTAGCGGAGCCTAATGGATACTGTAACGATTCAAAAGAAGAATGAAGTCTTCTTAAATGTACAATGTGACCCCTCAATAGAAATGGAACTATCAGAACATTTTCAGTTCTTTGTTCCAGGCTATAAATTTATGCCAGCTTACAGAAATAGAATGTGGGATGGTAAAATCAGATTATTTGATTCCAGAAAGAAAACATTATACACAGGATTGCACAAATATTTGCGTGAGTTTTGTGAAGTAAGAGATTATACCCTAGAAGTTGTAGATTCACCTACCTATGGTGCACTCGAGTCCGCCCTCAGCCCTGACATAAATGGGCTATTATCACAAATGTCCCTTTCTGTGAACGGAGCTGATATAATACCCCGCCCATATCAGTTGGAGGGACTCTCGCACACGCTTTCTCAGGAAAAATCCTTATTACTATCACCTACTGCTTCTGGGAAGAGTTTAATCATATATTTAGCTATAAGATATTACCTAGATGTTTTTGAAGGTAATGTTTTGCTTATAGTACCTACGACATCATTGGTAGAGCAAATGTATTCTGATTTCGGAGACTATTCTTCGAAGGATACTTGGTCTCATGCCGATAATTGTCATAGAATATATTCAGGTAGAGAAAAACATAACGTAAATCAAAGAGTTATTATATCAACTTGGCAGTCAGTTTATAAATTACCACAATCTTGGTTTGCCGGGTTTGGGATGGTGATAGGAGATGAAGCACATAATTTTAAAGCTAAGTCATTAACAAATATATTAGAGAAATGTACTGAAGCAAAATATCGTATTGGTACTACTGGAACATTAGATGGAACTCAAACTCATCAGCTTGTATTGGAAGGATTGTTTGGTCCAGTATATCAAGTAACTACTACAAAAGAGTTAATGGATAATGACGATTTAAGTCAATTAGATATAAATATACTTATATTGAAATACAAAGAAGAATACTGTAAGCAGATAGTTAAGGAGAAATATCAGCAAGAGTTAGATTTTATAGTAAGATACGAACCAAGAAATACTTTTATAAGTAATTTAGCTTTAGACCAAAAAGGAAATACATTGATACTCTTTAATTATGTGGATAAACATGGTAAACCATTGCACACATTGTTGCAAGGTAAAATGCCAAAAGATAGAAAACTGTTTTACGTATCAGGAGAAACAGATGTCGATACAAGAGAGTCAGTCCGTGAGATTACCGAGAAAGAGAAAGACGCGATTATTGTCGCAAGTATCGGGACTTTTTCTACTGGGATTAATATACGTAATCTTCATAATATTATATTTGCCTCTCCAAGCAAAAGTCAAATTAGAGTCCTACAATCAATCGGGAGAGGATTAAGGAAGAGTGAAGATGGACAAGATACAAAGATATATGATATAGCAGATGACTTACACTGGAAAAATCAAAAGAATTATACCCTACAACATGCAGCTGAAAGAATTAAAATCTATTCTAAAGAACGGTTTAACTACAAAATGTTTGATATAAATATATAATATGGAAGGACTAAATATAAGACACTTTAAACTCATGAATGGCGAAGAGATAATTGGTCTCGTTGCTCTTAAGAATGATGATAATTTTATAATTGAAAGACCAGTAAGACTGAATCCTAGCATGTTAGGTGGAGTTCAGTTTGTAGCTTGGTTTCCTTTCAGCGATGCTAAACAATTTAAAGTTTTTAAGAGTTCAATTTTACAACATGTTCCTGTAGCAGAGTCTATAAAAGAAACATATGTGAACTTTTCTCTTAAAATGGATAAACCAATTCAAACAGTTCAGACTAAATCAGACCAAGAGCTCTTAGACGAATATGAGAGTCGACTT